GCTTCCCGCATAAAATTAACGTCTTTATTTAAGAGATAGATGTACTCACTTGAACTTATGATTGCTAAAGAATACGACCACAAAAAATCAGTAGGTAAAGTTAGATACTTATTGCCACTACTCATATTACCTGTCTGGTTTTTACGTAGAGCAGGAAACTGAACAGTGTTATATATCTTCTGCTCCGCTTGTTCAGTAAACAACTTTAACTGATCGTCCGTAAAAGTAGTTTCACATATGTCCTGAATATTTGTCTTTAGCTCGGTATAGTTCATAAGTTATGCCATCGGGCCTCTTGCATACAAACCTTTAGTAGCTGCTCCTGTGCCGCGTATCTTCACGCCTTTAGAGTTAGCCGCTTTTTTCTTAGCTTTCTTTTTCTTTTTTGGTTCATCAAATAGCATAATTATACCTCTATGTCGTTACCGTGACAGAACCTACACTTGTGGTTCCTACCAAATCATTGTCCGTTAAGTCAAAAGGGTTATTACCGTTACCCACAGGATTCCAACCCCATTGTATCTTCCTACTACTCTCTCGACCTGCAAAATCTGGTCTTGGGTCTCGCAAAGCTTGCGGATCATCTACCGGAAACTCTCCCAACCTAAGTTGCGGTTGGTCTGGATTCCAACATTCAGGACACGCTTTTATGTTTGTATCTCGACCCTTTACTATAAGATTTTTTAGTTCTTTTAGTTTATACCGAAATCCGCAAACGTCACACTCTGCTACCGCTATTTTTGCAGAAGCATACCTAGCCACTATATAACCCCTATGCGCGGTACATAGTAATCAGAAGTCTTTTCTCTATCCTCTGCGGCTGCGAGGGCAAATGCTTCCTCGTACACCGTTTTCAACATAGGCACTCTATCCATTAGTTCAGGTACTTTTAAAGCGATGTTGTAAGCTAACCCTGCTACCAGACAAGGTAGAAACCTGTAGTTCATGTCTGCCGTTTGTACCCCACTACCTGCATCTTGGATACGCCTAATACGCCAATAAGCTATGATGTAAGTATCGTTTTTGTCTGGGACGGGCCATAGGTTTAGCACAGGCGCATCTCTCTGCCTGTCTATCCACATCTGTATGGGTCTACCCTCAGTTAGTTTGTTGGGTATGGACGCAAATGTACTTACTCCTATCCTGTTTAGTGTAAGGTCAGATTGCGTAGAGGTATTACCAGAATTAGTCCTGATAACCTGTTCAATAAGATCAATGGTATCTGCAGGTAACGTATACTGAGAAGAACCTTTGGTTAAGGTTACAGTGCCTTCTTCTATCGTCCACAAATTAATTCCACGGTTCTGCCATTCTATTGTCATCAAGTTCATGGATCTACGAGCCGTACGTAAATCGTACCCAGAACGCATTTCTCGCCCAGCCCGTTCCCACGCCTCTTCAGCGATCTCTGTAAAATCCATGTCAAACGCTGTAGTACCTGATGTTGTCATAGCTATTTACCTTTTAAATAAGCAACCGATTCTTCGACTAAATCTATCTTAGCCTTTCTGCGATCTAACTCTAAGCCGTGAAACCGCATCTCTTCTTCTATCTCAACCTTAGTCATGCTGCTAAGATCAGATTTAGAAGGTAGCTTTACTGCTGGTTTAGCTTTAGGCTTGGCTTTAGGCTTTGCTTCTACTTTGGTTTCAGGTTGTAACTCCTGCAACTTTGCTTTCGCTTGTCCTTCATCCATGAGATCGTACACAGTAATATCATAGGTACCGTCCTCATTTTTAGTGCCTATCTGGTATACAGGCAATCCTGTATCAGAAAACACGCCATTCTGGAACACCTCAAGTTTTTTCATAAGTATTACCTCATTTTACAGGGACGAACCCCTCTTTGAGCGATACCTGCACCGCGTACTTTTTTCTTAGCTTTAGGCTTTGCCTTTACTAAGTCTCCTGTTTTAAATGGTTTTTTAACCGCACCGCCTTTCATCATACCCCTACGAGTTTTACCTTTTTGTTTATTTAGGTAATCTCGCAAACTCATTCCTGATGCTTCTAGCTCTTCTTTGGTTACAGCGGCTTTTTCGTCACCTCTAACATTAGTAAAAGTATCAAGTCCTTTTCTTTTAGCCTCTGCAACACTCCTAGCAGTGCCTTTTCTTAACGAATCAGCCGCAGACTCAACCGTGGGAGGTTTTTCTACTTTAGTAGCTTCTCGTGCGGTTTTTCGTAGTTTGTCTCTTTTAAGAAACCGTTTAGTGCCTTTATCATCTGTTATTCTGGTCCTACCTACTGGCCCACTACGATCCGCATCCTGTCTGCGTTCTTCTACGGTCTTCTTTTTTACTTTAGGTTTGGGTGGAGGCGCAGTGGGTTTTCTTGTGTTCTCGGTTTTCTTTGCCACAGGTTTTTTATCTTCAGATTCTTTGTTTCCCCCACGAGTTGCTGCTACCCCAGCGGCACCAGCGGCAGCAGTACCTGCGGCCCCTGCTCCAAATCTTTTTGCGCCTCGTTTTACAGCGGCTGCTTCATTAGCCGCTCGTCTCTCAGCTTGTTTCTTTTTAGAAACTTTTGTCTTTCTTTTAGGTTTTGTATCCGCAAGCGGCCCTTCAGCCTTTTCTTTTTTAGTAAGATTTGCTCTACGCTTACCAAGTTTTTTAAGTCCTTTTTTCGCTAGTGCTGCGGCACCTCTGGCTATTAATGGAATTGCCATATTTAACTACTCCCTACATACAAAGTTTTCTTTCTGCGGTTAGGCATAATCGCCTTGCCACACCCTTTATGGTATCTACGTTTCCTAGCTAGACCACCTACGTTAAGTTTTACTTCCGCTGCTTTTGTATTTTTCACAACAGTCTTCCCCTTACTTCCCTCTCGTTTCTTTTTCTTAGCGGTAGTGGCTCTTTGTTTACGTGATAAGCTATTTGCTTTACTGCGTGGCAGACACCGATCAGGATTCTTCTTATCTTTAGAAGTACCGCACTTACCCTTCACTTTACCGTCAGTGCCTATACGTACCCAATCTTGGTCACGCCATTTCTTTAGCTCGCCCATCTACTTACTCTTTGATTTCTTACCATAGTTAGGGTCTTTACAATACTTACTTGCTGCCATATTTGCATACGCAGAAGGGTAAGTATCAAACGTACGTTTTGCCCAAGCTTTACCTTTAGAGCAAATCTTACCTCCACTTTTGTAGTATCTTCGCATATTAAGAACCTTTCATCTTAACCATTTTAGCGGGTCTAAACCCTTTACTAGCAATTCGAACGCCACGTACTTTACCTTTACGCTTGCCGCCCGCTGCGCCACCTTTTGAGTAGCCCTTCTTTTTCATGGGGCCACCCATAGCGTAACCTTTCTTTTTCTTAGCTATACCACCGCCAGCCATGCCTTTTTTCTTGGTCATACCACCGCCAGCCATGCCTTTTTTCTTGGTCATACCACCATTAGCCATGCCTTTTTTCTTGGTCATACCACCATTAGCCATGCCTTTTTTCTTGGTCATACCGCCGTTAGCCATGCCTTTCTTTTTCACTTTACCTCCCGTGTTAAGAACACCTCTGCCTTTTAAAATATCTTTTTGAGTTACTTTGCCATCCCCAGTTAAATCAGGAAACTTCTTCGCCATCTCCGTCCTCGCTATATAAGTTGTTAAATACTCTTGCCGTGTCCCAAACATACTCTACATCTTCTTTAGAATTATAAATATGTTGGTTGGGTCTAAAGTCTGGTGCGCCCTCCCCTGTCTCGAACCAAGCAGGATGAGTCACACGAACTCTATTATTTGGTAGCGCAACAATGTTACCTGTGTATTCTCCTGCATCTAGCAGTTCTAACACATGGCTTTGTTTGTGTTGAGCAGGGTCATCTGCTATCTCACTATCAGTATAATCAACGGTGAAATAGTATTTTGCGGGGTAGAACTCGCCATCTACTTTAGCTATCCAAGGTGCAGGAGTGGCTCTATTTATCTTGTAGACTGCATGTTCGTGAGACATACAATCCCAAGGCTGTGCGGCCCAAACAGGTAACTCTGTAGGCCACTCTTCCAAAGGTGTGTCTCCAACTAGTGCTGTTATCGGCATCCTTGCCCACATAGCTCCACCATGTACGTTTGGTTCATCAGTGTCATCAGACTCGCACCCGGTAAATATAACCTGAAAACTAAGGCATCTATTAGGCATACTCGTAACAGCAACGACCATAGCGTGTAAGAACTCACCATGATACATATCCATGTTCTTTGTATATTCCCTGCGTACCCAAGCTTTGAAATAGGGTATATTTGATTGTAAAAAAGCCATTTAGCATCTCCATCTTCTACGTGCCTGTCTCAACCTAGAATTAGGATCTTTTGCTGCTTTTGGAAATTGTTTCATCTGCCCTGCGGAACGAGCGCAATAAGACTTACGCCTAGACGCTCTTTTGCCCGTGGGCTTCTTTTCCGTTACTGCGGTCTGCAATTTACTGCCGGGATTGTTTTTTCGGTATTTAGCAACGCCTTTTGCTGTCATGCCAGCACCCGATTTAGTGGGGCGTTTATCCCCACTTTTAATCGACATGCCTTTCATGCCTTTACCTTTTACCCTACCACCTTTTTTGTAATAGGCTCTCACAACACTTACCCAAACTTCTTACGTAAGTATATGATTACGGTGTAGGTATCTGCGCTACTATGTCCGACAGTGGTAAAATTAACGTCTCCTGTTTTTCCTGACCCAGAGTTATTTGTAAGCCCACCAAACAAGGTATAGTCGTGATACCCGCTTTGATTTTCTCCAAGTTCAATACAAAATAGGTCTGTAGAAGCATCCCATAATATCTGAACTTTCATGCCTACGCACTGCCACCAAATACGTTCTATGACCACATCAGTACAAGCTGCTCCATTTTGATTAGCTTCTAATGCGCTAACGTCTACTTTAGTGACCGCACTTTCACCTGTGCCATCAGAAACATTAGTAAATTTTAAAACTGCGTGTATTGGCCCATCTACAATAGTTTGTGAAGCGACTGTATCAGCCATGTCTACCCCCTATTAAGATGCGTCAGAGGAACCACTGATTCCAAAGAACTTCAATACGACAACAGTATCACCACCGGGGTCGCCTGACACAACAATTTCTACTTCGTCAGCAGTTTCTGTTGCTGCACTTGTAGTACCACCAGACATACCTAAAACACCGTTACAAGGGAAAAACCCTTTAAAACCTGTGCTGTTTACAGCGGCAGATATACCATCTACGAAACCATCTGTATCAGCATCTGTGCCAATATCGACTAGGTTTACTGCGTTAGCTGCGGCTGTAGTCACAGCAACAACAACTCCCATTGGGATAAAGTTAGAAGGCATACCGATTGCAGACTCTTTACCAGTAGTAGCACCGTCAGCAACAGTGATAGTAGCGGTATAAGACTCTAATGACATTGTATTAGTTACATCCCCAGTTGATGAACTTTTTACAATAGATTGAAACCCATTTTCTGAACGAACTGGGCCTTTAAATGTAGTATTAGCCATTTTTATCTCCTGTCTTGGCTAGCGTCAGCTTTCGCTGTCAGGATTAAATAAAAGGGGGTTTTTACACCCCCTAGTATTATGCTCCGGGTGAACCGAAAATGCCAAGCGGATCTGATACTCCAAATGAATATCTTTCCCTCGCTTTATAACGGCTGTTACCCGTATCAAAGTCAGCGTCCATAGACGTTGCCATCGGAGTTCGCACAAAGTGCTTGAGTCCATTGGGTATATCAGTCATTAAGAACCACGCATCTGTATCTGTCAGATAGTGATTAACTGAATATCCACCCGGTATAGACCCATTGTTCCGAATAGCATTTAAGTCATTATCGGCTGTTCCTGTCCTTCCTTCAGTTTCTAACAATCTTGTTGCTACGAACTGTAGGTCAGAAGGAATGATAAGTTTAGTTGGCCTAGAGGCTATCAACAAACCACGCTCATCTGTCCAGCCAGATATTTGAATGACAGCGGCTTCCAAAGAAGTCTCATTCAAGTCTGCGCCAGTAGCAGGGCGATTTGAGTTAGTGCCACCAGAAACTAATGGGTGTGCGGTAGAACATAAAGTTTGTCCGTCCCCATAAGTTGTACCAGCAGAAAAGGCGTTGTTGAGTATAGCTGCACCTTTAACCTGCTTAGTGTAGGCCATTGCACGAGCCAGTGCCTTGGTGTATCTAGCGGAGAGGGAGTCGTAAAGGTTGTCCTCTATAGCTTCCTCCGTCACTGAGAAACCCATCGCAATGGTTTCGTGTGTATACCTAGCTGTGAAAGTTTCTTGAGCATTGTCGTATTCGATGGCAGAGCCTTCGTCTTTAACAGGTGCCGCAGAAAAACCCGACAGTTTGGTTTCTTCTTCAAATGAACGATCAGAAGATTCTGTTTCAAAAATCTCTGCGTGCTCATCTGTGTATTTAGCGTACTCCAATCCGAACAAAGCGTTCAATCCGGGTAGGAGTTCCTTCAGTAATTGGGCGCGTGATATTGCCATGTTACGCTACTCCTATATTCCGGTTAGATTATTGAAGGCATGTCCAGCGTTCCACTTGACAAGAGCCTCCGTGAAGCCACCCGAAGAGTTTTTAGTCTCTTGCACGAGATCAACAATGCGGAAGGGTAGCGAGTTAGTTGTTGCAGAAGTATCAGATATAGCACTCTTAGAATTACCAGTAATGGTGCTGCCAGTGTTATCCACACCAGCTACATTAGCGCCTATATCAGTAATTGCCAGATCGCCAATCGTTGTACCAGAAGATACGACTGCTGCTTTGAACAGTACATCTGTGGCATCTACAACGTAAGCTTGTATATCAGACGCTGCCGTACTAGCAGGGTAAAACTGCTTGAACGTAGGCTGACTTGTGCCGGGGTCAGTAAATGAACACCCTAAGAAGACACCGATAGGTGTCATGGCAGCATCAAACGTGTCACGTTCGACAGTGCCTCCGGTAACGAGTTTGACAGCGTCCCCATAAAAAATATTAGTACCGTAACCACTAGCAATAGAATAAAGCCGAGTAGTACCAACAAAAGGAACACCGCTTAACAGTTTTACCGGAATTAGCCCATAAGGGCTACCAACAGTGGGATAAGCCATTGCTTATACACTCCTATAGTTAAGTTCCGTTTCCGAAAGTAACTTTCGTTTTTCTATCATTAAAGATAGGCATACGGGCGTCACTTTCTCTCATAAGGTTGTTGTCCACTGACTGCATTTGGGATTTAGTTTGAGTCTCGTAATATTCAGTACGTTCCTCTACTAATTCTTTTGGTGCTTTGCAGAGCATTAAGCCGCCCATTACTACATTGTCGGAAAATTTTTCATTTTCTACGCTGACTAACGTAATTTCTGGGTGATCCGATGCTTTCACTGGTTCCCAACCTTCTCGTAATTTAGAGGAAACATTTGTGGCATCAGTTGTACCACGGGAGGCTACTCGTATCCAACGGTAAGCGTAACCGTCTTCAGGCGTGGGAGAAGGTAAGACTTCTGGTCGCTGCCAATGCTTTTTACGAGTTGTTTTTTCTCTCGTTTCTAACTGCCGATCTAATCTATTCTCAGCCATTATTGTTCCTCATATCTAATGCCAACTGTTTGGCGTATTGTGCAGGTGTAAGTCCTAATCGTTTTGACAAAGAAATCTGTGTTTGCGTCAACCTAATTTTCTTAGGTGCTGTGCTCCGCGTTGCGGGTGCAACCACATTACTTGCTTTTTGTTTAGGTGTACTTACCTCCCGTTCATTGGTCTCCTCGAATAATTCGGGAAACTTCTCTTGCATACGAGAATTTATCTTCTCGTAGTATTCGTCACTATCTGGAGATACCCTCTCCACTTCTGTGATATGTCTATGTAGACCTAATGCAAAGGCCGTCTCTGGTTCGTGGCTACCGTGCCCAAACCAAGTATTTTGTTTTCTCCACTCTGCTGCCTTTGGATCTGGCGCAGGTCTATTCGTAGGCTGTTCTTGTACATTAGAGGTATTTTGTACTACTTCTGGAGAGTCTTCAAGAGTAATTAAACGATCTGCTTTTAATTTTGCGTTAGTAAATCGTTCTTGGGCACTTAAAAGAGCTTCTGTATCACCTGATTCATGTGCTGCTTTAAATGCTTCTTTTGCTTGTGATAGCTCTCCATCAACGCTGTGCCTAGCTTGTTTAAGTAAGGTTTCTTGATTTTTCCCAACGGTATCTTTAAGTGCTTCATTTTCAGCCAGTACGTTCCGCATTGCTTGCTCAAGTTCATCACGTTCTCTTTGAGCCGTTTCTTTTTCCCTTCGCTCATCGTGATAGCCTTTACTAAAGTGTCGTATTCTATTACGTACTTTATCTGAATAGTTTTCCAACTCTTCTTCAGTGACATCTTCAGGTGGTTCAGACGGGGTACGATTCCGGTCTTTTTTGGGAGTGTCATCTATTATTTCCAATTCAGGTTCAGGTTCAGGTTCAGGTTCAGGTTCAGGTTCAACCACTGTTTCAGCAACGGGTTTTTCACCGCCTGATATATCTACTTCTAGTTCTCCAGAAGGTTCTATTTCTATCTCGGTGCTTGTCTCAACAGCATCAGGATCGGGGAATTCAAATTCTACTTTTTGAAATGGCATGATAAGTCCTTATACTCGTGATATTCCAGTGGGGTCAGGAACAACGGCTTCTATGGAGTCGTCATTCATAAGACGGTACTCTGTACCACCTACCTTAAAACGTGTACCTGAATTAGCGCGAAACATGACGTAATCGCCTTGTTTACACCATGCGCCTGTAGGAAAACGCTCTTTATCGGCATATGCTTGGCCGCCCATGTCCACAACTAGCCCTATTATCGACATGATATGTTCCTCATTTCTCGTCTGTGACGATTTAAGGAGGTCTGTACCATCAAACGTCTCTTCTACTTGTGGTAGCGCTACCAGCACTCTATAACCCACAGGTATAGGGATCATTGCTTCTAACTGTTCTTCACTTACATTTTCCGCTTCACTCATCATTATCTTCCATGTAATTGCGCGAGAGGTCTTCTACAGTTCGCATACAGGTTTCCAGACCTCGAATGTAACCTGTTGTCTCTTTATACTGGGCAAAGTCTTTAGCTCCTCCAGATGCAAGAGATTCTATAGCAGAAGTTCTATCTTCTTCAAACTTTTTCTTTAATACCGTAAATAAGTTATCTGCCATTATTCTTGTCTATTCTCTTGCATAGCACTTAAAAGGTCCATATCCATTTTATTTTTTTGCTTTTCTGTGTCTAAAGCTAGTTTTACTCCTGCTTTTTTAGCCTCCAACTCTAACTCTTTTTCTTCTAGTTGTAACTCTTTAGCATCCATCAGCGCATCAACCGTGTCTTTCTGTTGTTTGCGTTTTTGTTCTGCGGCTTTAAGTTGTATATCTGCGGCTTCTTTCTGTGCTTTCTGTTGTACTTCTTGTGCTTTTAATTGTAGTTCTTGTTGTTGCATTTGGATTACAGGGTCTTGCGCCTTCTGCTGTGCTTGCATTTGCGCGGCCTTCTGTTGATTACTCTGTGTTAGCTGTTGCCCTGCTTGGGCCACCAACCTAGCTAAAGAAGATTCTACTTCTTCAGAAAGCTCTGAATTAGGTGGTGGTAAAGGTGCGCCCAGATTCTCTTCTATACGTTGTCTATACAAGAACGCATAGTGCTCCATGATATGTGCTTGCAGTGCAGCCATTATCTTACCTGCTTGTGGCCCTCTACCTAACGCTTGAGCAATCATAGGATCACGCATGAACGCTTCGTGAGCAGCAATATGAGCCGCGTGGTCTTGATAGATAAACGCTTTCAGAGGTTTACCCATAAGTACATTCATGTTCTCGCTGATTGGGTCTAGTGGTTGTGCGTCATCTTCTGTAGGTACAAGCTTGTCTGCGTTCTTTATACCTAAAACTTCTATCATCTGCCTGTGTAGCTGTGGAAGATTGTATATTTGTGG